ATCTGATACAAGCACAAAGTCAGCAATGAAAGTTATGTTCCCTGATTACGCTGATGAGATAGAAGAAGCTAGCGAAGATTATAGAGATGACGATTATGCTACCTCTAAATATAATCGTGATGATATTATAAGAAGTGCAGATGTAACAGATGATGGACAGCCAAAAGTAAGAAGATACATACGCTGGTCTAAAGTAAATGAAGAACAAGTTTTATTAACTGACAATCTTACTGGTAAACAAAAATCTTTTACTAAAGAAGAATATGATGAGTTTAAAAAATCAGAAAGATATAAAGCGTATATTAAAGAAAATCAAGTAGACGAAGAAAAAATATTTGTAACAAGAGTTCGTGAAACATTTGTTGTTGGAGACATAATGATTTACGATATTGTTTTACCGATTGAAGATTACCCTATAGTACCTGCTTGTAATGAGCATAATGGAAATCCATATCCTGCTGGAGATGTTAGGCATGCAAAAACTCCACAAAGAATGTTGAATAGAACAGAAGCCTTATTAATTTCGCATGCAACAAGCACAGCAAGTTTTAAATTAATTTATGAAGATGGTGCTATAGACCCAGAAGAATTAGAAAAATGGTTCGTACCAAATGCTATCATACGTGCTAACCCATCTGCTTTAAGGGAAGGAAAGATAAAAGAATTATCTCCACCTGCAATTAGTAGTCAGTTGTACGTAGAAAAACAACGTTATGAAACTGACATAGAAACTGTTTTTGGTGCTTACAAATTTCAACAAGGGAATCCTTCGGGAGCTGTTGGAACATTTGGAGAAGCAAGAATTATAGATGAAGCTTCTTCAAGAAAACAAAACTGGAAGATTTTGCCTGTATATGATATGCTTACTAATGTTGGTAAGATTGTATCAAAATATATTCCTTATGTATATGATAAGGAAAGAGTTCTTAGAGTAATGAATCCTCTTGGAATAGAAAAAGAAATGAAAATTAATGTTCCTGTAATAAATGATTATACACTCGCTATCGAACGTATGTATGATGTAACGACTGCTGAAGTTGATATTCGTGTAGTTATAGGTAGTACTCGTTCTAAGAGTCCTACAGCAGACCTTGCAAAAGATATTCAGTTATTGCAAGCTGGTATATATGACAAAGCACAGGTTATTATGGGATTACAAGGAGATGTAGATAAAAGTGCGCTTATGGCTCGTATGAGTGAGATTGGACAACTTAGAGCGCAAAATCAACAACTTCAAAAACAACTACAAGCTATGACTGGAGACTTGCAAACTAGAGAACGTGAATTGTTCCATACAAAAATGAGAGCAGAAATCTCTGAAGCAACAAAACCAGTACAACAAGCAGTTAGTAACTTGAGGGCAACAGCTAAGAATGAAGAGAGAAAGCAGAAACAAATGACACAAGATACAGCTATGGATTTAGCTGGATTGACGAATACGGTTAACTCACAACCTCAGGCTCCTGCACCTTCTGAAGAACAGATGGGTATAGGATAACCAAAAATAGGAAACGGAGCATCGAATGTCTGATAACACGACAAATGAAACACAGATAGTTAAAGATGATAACCTGATGAGCGCATTAAGTAAATTTAATGAAGGCGTAACAGGCTCAGAAGAAACTGAAGTGGTAGAAGAACCAACGACTGAAGAAACTGCACAGCTTTCTGAAGAAGAAATAACTGAGCAAGAAGAAGCTGTTGAAGAAGTTAAAAAATGGTTAATTGATAATAAATTTGAAGATAGTGAAGAAGGTCGCCAAAAGCTAGCTGATGCATATAAAAATGTGCAAAGCGCAAAAGATAAAGCAGAAGGAGAACTTCGTAATAAATCTTCAAAATATGAAAAGCTTGATAAACTTGATGAATGGTTAAAAAACAATCCTAATATTGTAGAAATGTTGCAAAAAGAAGCTGAAAAGCAGGAAGTAAATGGACCACCTGAAAAACCTGAAGATTATGATTTAATGGAAGAATCTGTACAAGGTTCTCCTTCTAATCTTTGGAGAAAAGAATATGACGAGTGGTTGATTGAACAAGGTGCAAAAAAAGCTATGCAACAATTTGAAACTGTTCGTCAAAAAGAAAATGCTATAAAAGCACAAGAAGCTGAAATCAATGAGCTTAAATCTTTAGGCATGACTGATGAAGAAATAAAATCTTTTTATGGATTCATGCAAAGTCCTGAAAATGTTACGACTTCTAATATGGTAAAGGTCTGGAAGGTTCTGAATGAAAAAGAAAATAATAATGCAGAATCCTCTTCAGATGTTAAGACAAATGATTCAAAAAAGGTTTTGGAAATGGAAAAGGTACAAAGTGGCGCTTCAGTTGAAGGCAAGCCTACTCCTGCTAAAAAACCTCAAGAAAAAGAATTAGATGACTTTATGAAGGGGCTAATGCAATTTAGCAAATAACCCTAAAATAAAGGAGTATGTAATATGCCAAATACATACGGTTCTGGAACTGCGACACAGTTTTCAGACGGAACACAAAGGCAAGTACTCGAATTAGGTCCAAAGATTTATTATTACAATGAGTCTGTAACACCTTTGCTATCTATATCTGGTCGTGCAGGGACAGTTGGAACTCCTGTACCGATTTTTGAATGGATGGAAGATGAGTACTTTATGAAAAGAAGTGTCAAAATTGACACTACATCATCTGACCTCTCTGATACTGCAACTGCTGGTATCAATGGAGATAATACTGTTGTTAAATTAAGAAGGCAATCGCAAGTAGAAGCATTTGAAGTCGGTGGCATTTATAGTGCATCAGTTTCTGGTAGCACTTTAGATACTGCTGTTACTCACTTAATTTGTGTAGCAATCGGTAAAGATGTTAACATTGCAAGTCCAACAGATAAACATGTTCAGTTCTTAGGAGCGCATGCACATGCTAGCTTAGATGCTTATAATGTAGAAGCTACTGCTGATGGTACTGACTTAATTGTTGCTAATGGTTCTGGTGTACTTACACTAACTTACGTTGCAACTGCTGGTCAGTTTTATGATAACGGTACTGCAACAACTTACTATGGAAATAATCCTATGGGATTTGGCGAAGTTAATTTTGCTGATGCCGATTATTTCATGGTAGCTGGTGGTTTGGGTGCTTACGCTGAAGGTGCTTCAGTAGGTTCTGAGACTCGTAAAAAAGTACGTAGGCTCAAGAATTGTACTCAAATCTTCCGTGAGCCTTACACAATTACTCGTACTGCAAGGGTATCTGAGCAGTATGGTGGTCCAGAACTAGCAAGACTACAAGCTCGTAAACTTGCACAAATCAAAGTAAATGTAGAGCATGCAATGCTTTTCAATGGAGCTATCAGTCTTGATTCAAGTTCTGCTAATCCAAAGAGAACATTTGCAGGATTTGGTGTAGGTGGAAGTGCTGGTGTTATTCAAACTAACAATGCTGATATTGATTCTTCATTGCAGTTGAACAACTCTTCTGGTACACTTGATAACTTTGACAATGTAGTAGAACATATTTTCCAAGACACAATGGATGGTTCAATGGAAAAAACAGTTTTTGCATCTAACAAATGGATGTTAAAACTTACTGCTATGGTTAGAGCAGGTAATGCTAGCTCAATCAATACGATGATGGGCGAAGAAATAGTTGCTGGCGTAAGAGTCCTAGAATATATGGGACCTGTTGGTAAGCTTAACTTCATACCTCATCCTATGATGAAAGGCGCTTACGAAGATTACGCTTTAGCTGTTGACTTTAATAACTTCGATGTACGCACTCTTGCTGAATCTGATTTCCAGCTTCGCAGAGATATTGTACAAGATGGTAGTGACGGTCAAACAGATGAATGGTTAGTTGAGGCTGGTCCTGAGATTCGTCAGGAACAAACTCACGCAATCATGAAGCTTGTCTAAAAAAGTTTATGGGGGTAGTTTTATCTACCCCCAATAAACAGAAAGTGTACTATGACTGATTCAGAAAAGAAAAAATTAAAAAAATATAGACTTACAGGTTTAAACAAACCTAAGAGAACACCAAATCATCCTACTAAAAAAGCTATAGTAGCTGTTAGGACTAAGTCAGGTAATATAAAAATAATACGTTTTGGTGCGCAAGGAATGGGTCATAATTACAGTCCTGAAGCAAGAAAAAGTTTTAAAGCAAGACATGCTAAAAATATTGCAAGAGGTAAAGAATCTCCTGCATGGTGGGCTAATAAAGTTTTTTGGGCTGGTAAAGGTGGCAGTAAAAAGAATCCACCTAAATCTCAAAAACATGTTAAAGGTATGAGGAGAAGAAAAGCATAATGAGATATCAAGAAGCATACGAAATGGTAGAAGCAGGATTGACAAAATCTGCATTAGGTTTTCCTGTAACAGAACCTTTAATAGCACAATTTTTTGATGCTAAAGTACAAGAAGTTGGTGCAAGAGTTTCAAGAAAAGTAAGCAGTCAAACTTTTACTACATCGGCTACTAACGCATACGAACTTTCTAATGAAGATGCTAGTATGAGAATTTATAAAGTTACTATGACAGGAAATAATGATAGTAAGAATGTACCTTTTGTAAGCGAAAGAAGATATGCAGAAGGAACAGATGAAGATTTAATTACAAATATTGGTTATTTTGTAAAAGAAACAGAAGCAACTACTGGTTCTATTACAGCTATAACTACGTCAAATCCTGTAGTGGTAACAAGCAGTTCTCATGGATTAGAATCTGGACGTAAATTAAAAATATCTGGAGTAGTAGGATTTTTACCAGATACAGGTGAACCAAGTGAAGTTAATGATGTTATACATGAAATAGATGTTATTGATGCTAATTCATTTTCAATACCAGTAAAAGGTGCAAGTTATCAAGTTGCTTATACTAGTGGTGGTACTTGGTCGTTTAGTGGTATTAAAATTAATTTAACAAAAACACCAGATGTAGGTGATACATTAAAAGTTCATTATTATGCAAATCCATTACCTAAAAATGCTATATCAGATAGTGTTGATTTAAAAGACCAACTTATACCAGCTTGTATTCATTATACGCTAGCACATTTTTTATTGTTAGACGGTCAACTGCAAGTAGGTAGTGGTCATTATGGCATTGCAGAAAAAATTGAAAAAGAATTTATAGAAACAAGGAATAGTAGAGAAGGTAAACCTGATATTATTCCACAACCATTACAGGACTTTATATACTAATGAGTACTTTTAAGGCTAGAATAGAAGATTATGTAGGTTCTGTTGGAGATGACACCTTTCTTGGTGATGCTTTAACAGATACTTCAGCAGAAGTTATCAGAGCTATGCCTATTGGTAAACTTGGATTTTTTTCAGTAGAAAGTTCTGATTTTATTTATAATGGTATAGATATATCAAATCATAAATTATTAAGTGTAGTTAGAGAGCATGGAACAGATGGAGAGTATGTAGAGTGTAGAGAAGTAAGTCCTGCATATTTTAGAAAAGCACAAGATGTTAACAGTTTATTTAAAGGAACTGTAGACTCTCCTGTATTTACAGTTAAAAATAGTAAAGTGCATGTTTTTCCTTCTCCAGCATCTAGCCCTAATGCAGTAAGATTAGAAACAGTTAATTTTCCTACTGTAACAGCTTCACAAAGTGATATAAGTCAAACAACGGTTACTGATTCTACATGCGATACTACAGATGGTAGTGCAAATGTAACAATGGATAGTACTGCAAATATAGAAGTAGGTTTTTCAGTAAGTGGTACTGGAGTTCAAACTGGAAGTGTAGTTCAATCAATTACTAACAGTACTACTTTTGTATTATCAAAAAATGCCACAGCTTCTAATTCAAATCAAACATTTACATTTACTAGCGATAATTTACCAGATTCTATAGAAGATGTAATTGTATTAGGTGCTACTGCAAAAGCAATTCAATATTTGATGGCAAGAGTAAGAACTTCTTTACCATCCACACCAACTATAAGTTTTAGTGGTATAACTGCGCCAAGCGCCCCCAGCGCACCAACAATATCATATTCAAATGCAAGTTTATCTAATGCTGTTAGTACAGCTCAAGATGGAGTAGCTGTTGCACAAGACGCAATAACAACTGCCGTTGATGGATATACTGGTGAAAGTATAACACAGGCTACTACTTCAAACGCAGGTGCTAGTTCATCTTCAGAAAGTTCAAGTGCAAGTTATACAGCTCCCAGCATAGAGGGTAGCGCTGGAGATAAAACTCTTTTATCAATGACAGACGGAACTGTGAATACTGATACTGACCAAATTGATTACGACAAATGGTGGGATATTACAGCAGAGTTTATTGAAAATGAAGAAGATGCAGAGCTAGCGCAGTTACAAATGGAAAAGATTAGAAGTTACATAACTGCATTTAACGCAGAAGTCGCAGATGCACAAAACGCTATGCGTGCTAGCATAGAAAATGCAAAGAATGCACATGAGGAAGCGTTCCTTAATGCAAGACTTGCTACTGAAGCTAATATAACTAATGCTAGAATAGATGGTAGTATAGAAGAAGCTAGCATTTCTAGTAAAACAAGTTCATCAATAGCAAAGATGAGAGAATCTACTGGTGCTAGCATAGCTAAAATGCAAGCATCAACAAACGCTAGTATTGCAAAAATGCGAGAGTCTACTGGAGCTAGTATTGCTCAAATGAGAGAAGGAACTAATGTAGCACTGCAAAACGCTGTAAGAACGTTAGAAGCTTCTATACAAGATTATCAATTAGAAGTAGAAAATTTTAGAGCTAGCACTCAAAACTACTCAGCTAAAGTTCAAGAAAAAATAAGTACTTATTCAGCAGATATTCAAAATTACTCACAACAAGTTGATAGATACGTAAGAGAATATAGCTGGTATCAAGACCAGTATGTAAGATTTGATACTAAGTATAAAGAATCTTTACAAGTATTGATTGAAAATTAATGCCTAAAAAAGTTTTTAAAATAGATAAGTTTGACGGAGGTTTAAACAATAACTCTTTAGCTAGAGATATTGACCCTGATGAAGTAGCTGACATTAATAATTTAATGGTTGATGAAAGAGGTCAAGTTAGAACTATGGGTACATTTTCATCTTTTATAAGTGCTACAGAAATATCAAATTTTGATACATTGGCTGGGTATAATTTACATACATACTCTACTGACTTTGATTCCTCTGGAGGGTTAAATCCATTTCCAGTTATAGTTATTGCTAGTCCAACTATAAATGAAGGTATGCAGATAATAGACCAAGATGATAATACAGAAGCATTTACAGGAGTTATGGATTTAGGTGCAGGAACAAATGCTAAAATAATATTTCATAACGTTGATGGAAGATTATATGCGACTGATACTGTGTTTTCAAACTCCAACGTTCCTTTTATAAGAGAATATATTAAAGCAAGTTATCATCCATATACTGAAGGTACTGGAGGAACAAGAGATATTACTGCATGGACAGACTATTCTAATAGTTTATCTGCACCATCACAAAACGCTAATGCTAAGTATGAATCAAATCCTGCTGTAACTTCAGGTGGTACACAGCATGCTATTATAAGAGTGGATGGAGCTGGAACAGGAACATGGGATATAACGAGTACTAATTTTGAATTATATTATAGTTATGTTTTAAGAGACGGTTCTGAAACTAAAGTAAAAAAATATAGTAACAGTAGTTTTGTTACAGATTCTAATTGTGAATTATCTTTTAAAATATGGCTATTACATAAAGGAAATCATGGCACAGTATCAACTGATATAGCAAATCAATATAAAGGTATGCGAATATACTGGAAACAACCAGATACTGTTTATTCTAATTCGCATCAATTGTTAGTAGACATAGACTTTGAAAAAGGATATAAAATAGGTACAAGCACATATTATTCACAAGATTTTGAAAGTCCAGTTGATGATACAACAATTAGCTCTACAACTTTTGATTCATTAATAGATATAGGACCATTTACAAATCCTAGCGATATTGCTCATGTTACTTATGAAATATTAAACGGAGTATCTCCAAATGATTTAGCTACAAGTATAAGATATAAAACGTCTTGTGTAGCAAATAGAAGAGTTTATTTAGCAAATGTAAAATACAATGATGGTAATACGACAAGATTGTATAGTGATAGAATGCTAAAATCTAGAGTAAATAAATTTTCACAATTTTCTTCTACTGATTTTGTAGATGTTACAGTAAATGATGGCGATGATATTACTGCATTACAAGAGTATGCAGATAGAATATTGCAGTTTAAAAATAAAAAAATGCACCTTATAAACATTTCAAAAGAGTTTGAGTTTTTAGAAGATACATTTGTTGGTAAAGGTTGTGCTGGTCCGTATGCTGTTGCTAAAACTGATTTTGGTGTAGCATGGGTAAATGAAAATGGTTGTTTTTTATATGATGGTAGAAATGTTATTAACTTGTTAGAAGAACGTAATGGTAAACTTATCAAAGATTCTATATGGCAAGCATTTGTAAACAGTACAACAACTGTAGGTTATTCTCCAAAAAATAGAGTTATTATTGTTATGGACTCAACAAGTTCAACTGATGATATGTATCTATATCATATACCAACTAGAAGCTGGACAAAAGGAGATTCAGGAACTAGTCATGTGTCTACAAACTTTGCAATAGATAAAGACCAAGAATTAATAGTTTTGGATAAAGGTGCTGGCAATACTACATCAGCTTTAATAAGAAAATGGAATACTACTTCTCAAAATCAAACAATAACGTTAACAACAAAAGATATTGATTTTGGAAATCCTGCTACAAAAAAACATGTGCGTAAAGTATCTTTATCATATAAGTGTGCTAGTGGAGATAGACCTACTGTAAATTTTGATGTTAACGGTGGTAGTAGTTTAGACAAAACATTTTCCACATCTTTAAGCACACAATCAGATTTTAGTACAGTAGAATTAAAACCCAACACGTCCTCTCAAGCACGTAATATAAATTCATTTCAAGTAAAACTTTCAGGTAGTACAGATAGTAATTTTATTTTAAGTGATATTTCCATAATTTATAGGGAAAAAAGTCCAAGATAATGCCTAAAAATAGAGAAGAAAGACTATCCATAGCACAACGTCAAGAACGACAGTTTGTTGATTTAGGGGAACCAACATTGTCTGAACTTCAAGATGGCGTCCCTGTTTTTAGAAAAGTTGGAGCAAACG